GCGAACGTTAGGTCGATGCCATGTGGGAACATCTGAGGATCGCCCTGTTGAACACCAGCAGAGGGGACTAGTCCGCCTACACCCGATGCATCAACCTTCGCTGTTCCACGTGTTCCAGCATCTGCTTGTGCGCCCGTCTCATCGCCAGTTGCTTGAAACTTAGCGAGAGGGCCACCAGAGAATAGCTTGCCGAGCAACGTATGTGCCGCTGTCAACTTGCCAACGTACTGTGTGTATCTTCCTAGAGTGCCCATGGTTCCCTCTCAGTTCCTCAAACGATCTTCGCGACGACGAGCTTCTTCACGCCGCGATTGAGAGCGCTCTTGACCTGAAGAAGGCGACGCGTGAGGCGACTCTCCTCGATCTTGAGTGCCTTCATGTAGGCCATGTGCTCGTCAAGGGAACCGGCCGCCTTTGACTTGGGCTCCTTCGGCTGATGATCCTCAGCATCGTCGAGCGAGTCGGCGAGCTCATCGGCATCAAATTCCTTCGGGTCTTTCCTGTCTTCGACGCTTCCGCCACCGGGATCGAAGCCAACATTCTTGACTTCAGCTTCGACGATCGACTTGAGCATCTGTGTGGTCAACTTGACCGGGCGCTTCGTTGGCTTCATTGCAGTACCTTCTCCTGTGTGGTGTGCTACGTCTAAATAGCACCTCGTCTACGAGATTACGCCAATTTCTTGGTAGGTTCTTGGAATGCGAGATCTGCCCATCGTCCTGATCCTCCTCCGAAGATTTCATCAGGGTTACCGCTGAACTGCTCTTGCTGAATTGGAGCTGAATTTCGTGACACGGGACCGCCTGTTCCTTCTGACGGAGCGCCCGGTCGATCACCGTGCGACAATTGCTCGGGCAACGTCGTCATCGCTGTGTCAGCCAACATCTCCGCAAGGATAGGATTTCCATTCGAGCCTTCCTTGACAGCCTGCTTCAGAGCGGCCGAAGGAATTCTGTTGCCTGACATCGGAGTGTCAAGCCTCGGATCAAATCCTGCCTTCTGCCTCTGACCTTGCACCTGCGCTCCCCTGATCCGCGACTCAACAACGCCACTGTTAGGAAAGCGCCCGGGCGCGGGAGAACGAGCCGCTAACGCTGACACGTCTCCTAGTCCCTCGCTCAGGATCTCGATCAAACATTCTTTGATGATTGCTTTCAAGGCATTCTTTGACATCTTCATGTTTTCCTACCTAAGTCCTTCATCGCAAGTCTACGTGCCATTGGTCCGACATGATCAAGGATCGTAACACCGTCAAGATGATCGATTTCGTGCTGCACAACGCGAGCAGCTCGATCAAGGGTTGCTGACTGTCGTGAACCCATGATATCATCGTATTCAATCTGTACGACGCTGCTACGAGTGACCTGCAACGTGACGCCAGGTACAGAGAGGCATGCCTCCGGGCCCGTGTTCACCAGGTCTGACCTCCATGTGACCTCAGGATTAATCATGACGGCAAGAAGGCCAGACTCTTCACCACCCGAGGGATCAAAAACTATGACCCGCCTCGAGACATTGACCTGAGGCGCCGCCAGACCAACACCGTCGCTAGCGTACATTGTCTCGACCATGTGATCGACAAGTTCGCGTAATTCTTCGTCGAAAGTTGTGACTACTTCTGCGACAGAGAGCAACGTTCTATGAGGGTAGTGGACAACATCAAGCATTAGATCTCTTTTGCTTTCTTGCCTCAATCCCAGCTAGTTGTCTCTCTCTCACTTCGGGTCGATGCATTGCTGCATGAGTTCGCTCAGAGATCATTTTTCTTCTCTCTGGCGTCGACATCTGTTCCTTGAATACAGCATAACGTTCAGGTTCATGCATCGCTTCAATTGTTCGCTCAGAAATCTTTTGACGTGTTAAAGGATCCTTCAATGCTTCTCGTTGACGATCTTTCCACGAAGGATCAATCTTTGACATCGCCTCGCACGTTCTCTCAGAAATGAGCTGTCTAGTCCGGACAGACTTAGGACCCGAACCATTCCCACATCGTGTCATATTGTAACCCAATGGACCACACGTGCCTAGCATTTCAATGAAATGACGCTCAAGATGTTTGGCGTCCTTGACGTCAAAGATGCCATCGCAAATTACATCATGATCAAATGCATCAGGACCATGCTCACGAATCGCAATTGCAAAACAATTCGTATGCCCATGTTTGATTGCATCACAAACATGTCCAGCCCATCGTTGCATCATCGTTTGTTTAGTGTAACCTACATAACGCATGCCATCGATGCGATTAGTATGACAATAGATCAGATACATGATCTAGTATACAACCTAGCCAATACCTGGCCATGATCCTGCAGGATTGACTGAGCCATCTCCCAACGTGACTGACGGACTACTTCCCGTCAAAGTCATCATGTCCCTTGCGCTCACAGTTGTCAGTCCTGCAAGAAGGCTGAAAGGCGCAGCGCCTGTCTCTCCTTGAAACCACAACGACTTGATACGAAGCTCGCACGTGATAGACTGGCTTCCGCTCAGGATGTACTTGTTTCCTGTGTGTTGTACGCCGTTGGAGGTGAACCCGAAGCTCAACACGTTCGTTCCCGTGTTTGAGACCGTGAAGAACCTCGTGACCATCTGAAAATCGATCTCGAGCGGTGAATAACTGCCCGATGCATATGGAGCGATAGATGACGTCACCCACGGTAGCGCGGACGATTGAAACTCTGCTGCGTAGCCAGTACCACCCTTAGGATTACCCAACGGCATGTGTCACCTCACGTCCTTATAGGACAGGATTTCGTTCAGGATCCTGTCAATCCTGTCTGTGCGATTGAAAACCTTACGCAGCTCGTCTGTCTCGATGAGCTTACCTTCCGGGATCATGAATGCACCGGGCGTGGAGGGTTCAGAAACCATGTCCCAACAGATGAGCTGGAAGTCATCCTGGACAAGGTAATACTCGCCTTGCTTGCGAGTAGACCCGACGCCTCTTGACGAGATGCCGAGCTTGATACCTGACTCGACTAGTCCTTGCAGGATCTGACCTGAGGGTGTCTTACTGAGGACCTCGATCGTACCGATTACCGTCTTGTCCTCGATGTACGCCTCCCTGATGACGTGTGACACGTTCTTCAGGTTGACGACGGACGAGTCGGGGTGGTCGAGCTCACCAACGGCACGGTTCTCGATTATGAACTTCTGATAGTTCCTGACCTCGCGTTCGAGCACGTTCAACGGATAGATGCGCCCGTTCTGGTTCAGGGTGTCTGCCTTCTGCAGGATTCCCTTCATGAGAATCTTCTTGCGCGCGGGCATGACCTCAACGTGCTTGCCATCAACTTCCTTGATGACCGCAGGAACGTCGACCGTCGTAACCTTGTAGTCGAAATCGTCGTATGTTTCCAGGCGACGAAGATTTGATGCATCGGTCATGTTTCCTCCGTGGTCAGTTCTGTGCTAAGTTTCGTGTACAACATGAACCGGGTCACGGTGTCATCGTCGATGACCTCGAGCTTCTCGCCCTCGATCTTTCCACGCGCTTCATCAAGCTTCTTGTTGACGTATTCATCGTTCGGGTTGTTCGAACCGAATTTCTTGATCTCGTCCAGTAGACGACCCTTGACCTCAACGAGCTTCTTCCTGATCGACTCCTGATCGTCATTTGCAGTCGCGAACGCATACGCTCTGATGAGCCGACGCTGTTCTTCGTTGAGCGCGCCGGCGTACTTCTCATTGAGCTTCTTCATCATGACCTTCATTAGAAGGCGGCTAGTGCCAGGAGAATCCTCAGGAACTAACGTGTTTGCCGCCTCACTCTTTTCGGTGACAAGCCACTGAAGTAACTGATCCTCATACTTTGCCATGCGGCCGAGGTCACTGTTGGGCGTACGCCAGTCGTTGAGGAGCGTCTGGATCGTTGCATAGATCCTGTATTCGTTCACCTGTTGATCGTAGAAGTCATCATCATTGATTGCGCGATTGATGATGCTTATCAACAATGATTTCTCACGATCAAGTTCTTTGACGTCATACGCTCGAGCTGCGGCCTTTGCTTCCTGCATGATTGATGCCGCAACCGTCTCAGAAGATACTGTCGTTCGAACGAGCGAGTTGATCAAACGATATTCCTTGTAGAGTTCAGACCCTTGCTTGAAGTGACGCTTGATGATCTTGAGCGCCTGCGCTGACTTCTTCTTGTTGCCGTCGACAAGTGCCTGCGAGATCGTGCGAACGAGAAATTCGTACAGCAGGCCGGCGTTCCTACGCTTGTTGTGACCCTTGGTTCTCATTCGTCGTCCTCGTCTTCCTCGTCGTATGACGAGTCCTCGTCTATATCTAGCCCACCTTCAGTGAGCAGATCGTCAGAATCATGTGATGTTTCAGAAAGATCGATGTTCAAGTAGTCGTAGCCCGACCGATCGATCTCTTCCTGTACGTCCTTACCTTCGCTCAGCACATTCACAGTACCTTGTTCGATCTCTTGCTTCTCTCGGGCACGTCCCCATGCCTCAGTCATGTGCCTGATTGCTGAAACAATGTCAGGAGGAAGCTTCATGTTTGGAGAGCGCCAGGTGTGGCGCGTGCCTTCACCGAGAGGATCGCTCACAACTGATCTGAACCAATCACCGTCATACGGATCCTCGGTTGAGTGTCCATCCTTCGCGGTGAGCTTAGTCATCTTGTTGAAGTCAGGCATGTGAGTCTTGCTAGCACCATGCGTGCGGCGGCGGCCGTTATTGTAAAGGTAACGATCGAGCTGCGATTGTGGCTTCACAGGTTTCTCATCGGCATCAATCTCGCCAAGCTTCAGAGAAAAAGATTCATCGTCAGCGGCATCATCACCGCCTGTGATGAGCTGAAGACCATCGTCCTTCTCTTCAGGCTCCTCGCCGGCATTTTCTTCGGGTGGAGGCGCTTCTCCTCCTCCTGCCTCTCCACCACCGAGCTCTTCGCCTCCTCCGCCACCAAAGAGATCTTCACCACCACCCGCTGCGCCACCGGCAGCTTCGCCGCCGACAGCCTCAATCGCTGCGTCGACCTTCTTCTCCGCCATTCGTCGATCGTCAATCTCTTTGATCTGTTCCTCATTGAGGCCCATGATCTCCTTGCGAATGAACTGCTTATCGACAAGCCCTTCTGGTGATGTGCCTGCAATCTCGAACTTTGCGCGCCAGAGCTCGAGCTTCTGCTGTTGTGCGACAGTTGAAGGATTGCTGAGGCGCAGCGTGAAGTTCTGCAAGTCCTCATTGTCATAACCGTGTGCAAACAGATGGATGATCGCCATCTTGTTGAGCTCAGCCATCATCGTCTTCTGAATGACGTTGATCGTCCTGCTGAAACGAATGTCCTCCTGTGCAAGCGTTGCCTTGCTGCTGAGCATCTCATCATAGCCCAGATATGCACGAGGAATCTTTAGTGCAGCGAAGAGCTTCTTCTGAATGTACGCAACGTCCTCAACAGATGCAGTGTTCTCGCCTCCCTTGAGGGTATCGATCTTCGTGCCACTCTCACCACCGCGGACTGCGATGTAGTAGTCTTCCTCAACCGACATTGGATTGTAGCGTACGTCAACTCGGCCGGTCTGCCTATCGATGACGGGAGCTGTGTGAAGTTGCTGACGTTGCTGTTCGATGTACTGCGGTACTTCTGAAGGCGGCACGTTTGCAACATCAATGTAGAAGACGCGGCGTTCCGGTGCCCTAACAACGCGGTAAACAAGCATCGCGTCCTCGATCAGGATCAGCTGGCGCCAGATGCGCCTTGCGGGCTCGATGATAGAAGACCCGTAAGGCAAGAACATGTCGTTGCCCAACAGGCGAAAGTGGGTGACTTCCCAGTTCTCCAGCGTCCTATTACCGAGAGTGACCCACCGGTAACGGACAGCGAACGGATCGTCGCGATCGTAGTTCTCTTCTCGCTCGATCTCATTTACCGGGATTGGGAAGGCATTGACAACGCCATACTCTGGTGAGACGTCATTGTAAAGAAAAAAATCTCCGTACTTACAATTAGTTGATATGATTGAGCTTTTTGATACTTGACCATCACCTGTATAACACATGATGCCAAACCGGTGCCTATCGTGCTCCCCGTTCGGTCCCAACACCTCCATACAGTAGGCGTCGTCGGTCTCCGCCAGCCGTTCAACGCGGTCGACCTTGTGGTTCTTGTAGGTTGCCTTCACAGACGGGTGGGCGTTCCGCATCGCAGGGACGACGCCCGTCATCTTGGCGCTCTTCTTCTCCGCACGGTGGAACCATGGCGTCGATGCGATCGCCGGCAACCTGTCACGGACCAGATCAAGGTACGACCCGACGCCAGCCTTCTGCAGGAGCGCCTCGAAGCCGGTGTGCGAGTTGAAAGACTTCGTCAGGTCACGTTTGGTGCCTTCATTGATGGCCTTGAGATGGCCCATGAAGACATCGTCTGACTTCAATTGGTCGCCCAACACCTTCGGACTGACGTACTTTCCGTGGGCCGCGAGTCGCTCGACGACCATGTCGACGCAGCGCTGGTCGAACTTGATGGCCATGTTCTCTTTGGCCAACTGCTTCTTAGCCGGATCAGCCCACATTTTCTTCATCACGGCGGAACGTTGGACATTATCCAACTTGTGTTTCGGTGAAGAGTTGTAAGAAGACGCCATCTTTCGATGAAGGTCGATGTGATCGACTTGCGTCATCACCTTCAAATTTGTCGGCGTGTTGTCGCTTCGATTGCAGTTCACATGATGAACAACCTTGCCTACATCAGCCTTAGTCCACCGGTGTTGGACCATCAGCCGATGGGTATACCGATACTGCATGCTTTCAGGGTCGTACACACGTTCATAACCCTTCTTACCCCCCATCATGGCCGCTTGACGATAGAGCGGCATCAAGCTTTCACCGTGCACTAGCTGATCAGCACGCTTGTGTTGACCATCTCGCATCACCCACTCGTGGTCCGGCGTGCAATCAACGTACGTCCCGTCGTCCAACCAGACCCTGACGAGCTCGCTGTCCTTCCGTGTCAGCCCACACCAGCTGACCTTACCCGGGACCATTCGATGGGTGCCGTCCTGGACGCTGTAGACCCAGTTCTCCTTGCCTTTTTCGTGCTCCCGCGCTAACTGTTCGATGGTGATGTTCCTGCCATCGAGCAAGGGGATGACGCTGTCTTTTCGGACGGGCAGGTTCCTTGCCCAGGAGCGCATCTGAAATTCGACGTTGAGGATGTTATAGAACAGGTCCTCAAGCACCTCACGAATTTTCTCGTTGTCTGAGTAGACGTGGATGATGCGACCCTTCTCGTCCTGCGCACATGTCTCGTCAGCGTAGATGTCAAGGGCTGCCGCGATCTCAGGAGTGTTGTGAGACACCACGCTGTCGGTCGCGAAGTTCTTGTAGCCATCGACTGTCAGGTCATAGAGCGGCATCTCGCCCACGTACTCGACAGAGACGACCTTGCAGTTGTCGTACGTTGCCTGGAAGTCGCTGAACCTCTTGAAACCGTTCTGTGCCAGACGTGAGATGACGGTGTTCTTGTTGACATCGAGCTTCTCAGCGAGACGAGGCATCGTCAGCTTAGGCTCGTACGCGTCACAGATCTGCTGGAAGGTCAGGTCGTTGCCGTTGGCGCCCCTAGGACGACCACCTTTTCGAACGCTCTTGACGTGAGAAACGGTCACTGAACCGTCAGAATAACCCAACGAAGAACGAAGCTCGGACCACGATGTCTGAGCTCGACGGGCCAAGAACTTGTCGAGGACGTTGACAGTGCAACCGAGCTTGATGCACAGCGACCTCTTGGTGTCCTCAGAAGTCATGTTCGACCTGAGCAGCTCCAGGCTCAGGTCTCGCGTCAACAACCCGGGACGTCCCTCGGGAAGGTTGGCAAAGATCTGTCCACCTGCATAGGCCTTGACGAACCCATCGAAGGTAGCGAACCCGTGCGCCACCAAACGTTCGTAGATCAGGTTCCACGTAACGTCTAGCGCAAGAGCGATAGCGGGCATGCTGAAGCCGACGCGTTCAGCTGTCTCTAGGATCCGTGCGAATGTCACGTCGCGACGGGCCGTCGGTGCGTTGTCTCGCATCCAGGCTGCATGGTTCTTCTTGAATTCCTCGACCCACTCGTGGTTCTCCGGTCCCCACTTCGCACCGTTGTTGATGGCGGCATGGTACGAATTGTGGTCGCTCTTCGTCATGATCCGCAGGTTTTCGGGTCTGTTGTCGGTCTTCACGAAGTTGATGTGGTGGACGCACTCGTCCTCCGTCAGCTGCCGGCCGGCCACCCACTCGGCCACCAACTGGTGTTCCTTGGTCCAACCACGGAACCTATCGTCCATCGTGTAGACCCACGAGTAGCCCTTGGTGCCTTCTTCAGCGCCGACGAACAGGTCCTTCCGGTAGAAGGGCATCATTGCATCTCCGGGCTGCAGGTCCTCAACGCGACGATATGACCCGTCGCGTAGCATCAATCGATGCTCTGGATTCGCGGTGATCGTCTTCCCGTTGTCGAAGGTCACCTTCCAGGCATGGTCGACACAGGTCTGACGGGCCTGCTTGCCGAAAGCGGGGACGATGCGTCCTAGATTGTGGTCGTAGGAATAGACGATGAAGGTGTGGTCGGGGTTGGACGCACACGCTTCGGCCAACTCACCGATGGTCTTGAAACCGTCGGGAGTGGCGATGAGTGTGGAGATCGCAACCGAATACTCCATCTCTTGAAAATCCTGATACCTCATCAAGCGCTCGCTCAGGTTATATGCGTTGCTCGTGATCGTCGCATACGTCGGCGACAATGACTTTTGGAAGAGCAACGTGCCTGAAGACTTCGTCTTATCGGCAACAGCTATCGTCGTGTCTAGGGCACGGATCTTTCTTTTGACGATCGGGCCGCTACGAAACAGGCGCGTAAGACGACGGAATAGACTCTTCGGTTCTCGTTTTGCCATGCGTTACGCCTCTCCATTCAGTTGAGGCATCTAGATCCTACATCAATGAGCGATGTACGTAACTTTCAGGTCGCTTTCTTTGCCTGCATCGTCACGTGCTGCGGTTCCTTCTTCGGCTGTGACACGTACGAACGAGGTGAGGACACAATGTTATCAAGCGCCTTTTCAAGCTCTGACATGTGCGGCGTGACGGCGTTCGTGGCTGCGGGAGACGCCTTCTCCTTGAAAGCATCGATCGCTTTCAATAGCTTTGCGGCAGACATTGCCAACGACGCAGCGTCATCGTGGTCGGTGGACTCACCCAGACGTTGACGAATTTCCTCCCTGATGATCTTTTGGAGTTTCTGTAGACTGATCTGCGGCTTAGTCATGCATGCACCTATCCTCTAAGTATAAGTCACTTGAGCAGCCAACGAAAGTCAGAAACGTCTTTGAGCATAGGGTTGCGAGAAACTGTCTCAGGATCGCGAGGGCGGTAAACGCTGTTCGGATTCACGCCCTTGATGCTCGGATTCACGAGTGGCTTAGCCTCGTTGATGTTTCCTGGCATCGTGTCAATGTCCTTGCTGACCATCTTCGTTGCGTTCAAGATAGCATATGCCATCGCCGTCGCCTGTTCACTCATTCCCTGATTGCCCTCAACGAGCCAGGCTGCAATTGCAAGACTCATGACAAGATCATCATGACTGTCTTTGCCCGCTTGAGGCTTGTTGTTGTGCCACACGAATGCCTGAAGTTGTTCATACGTTCGACGAGAATACGTCTTCAGAACCTTGGACCTGATCAACTCTTCCAACTTCGTCAGAATCTGAACACGCGTCTTTTGATCTGTCTGGAACCCGGGTAGCTCGTTCTGATCCAGCGGGATGTAGTTAAACGGGTCTCCCTTGTTGTTCTTGTAGTAAAGCTTCTTGTAGTTCAGAATTGAACTGAGCTTCTTGTTGACAAAGTAGCCGAACGTGTTCTGTTCCGGAACGAGTAGCGCGCCGTTGTATCTCTTCCCCCACTCTGCCAAGACATCAGCAAACTCTTCAGGAGGGATCTTGCCCATGTACTCGGCTGAGACCTCACAATCCTCAACGTCAAGCACGTGAAATGTGCTGTAGTCCTGTCCGTCGCCACGTGCTACGTCAGCAGAGATGACGTATGAGTGTCCCTCAACAGGAGGAGACCACACCCAAACATTGCCACCCGGGCCAGTCCTCTCAGTTGGATCCTGAATCTGCGCCCTGAGCTCGTCCAACACGTTTGGTTGAAGAAACGTGTCACCTGACGTCGCAAAGTCACACTCGTACTCCTGTGCGATCTTTCGTCTCGAAAATGACCGGGTCTCGTTGTCGAACCACTTTTGATCGTGTTCTGGATGCACGTCCCATGCCAACCTGATCGGATGAAAGCCGTTCTGATTTGCCTCAGCCTCAACCCACAACCTATAGTACTGTCCGCCGACACCATGAGGAGATGACAGGATGATCACGTTACCACCTGTGTTGATGGTGGGAGCGAGACCGGTCCAGATGTCCTCAAAATCACGAATGAATGCAGCCTCGTCGACGATGAGAAGAGACAACGCCTCTGAACGACCTGCGTCCTCTGACGTCGGAATTGCAGTGATCGATGAACCGTTGCTGAACCCAATTGCTTGCTTCGTAGGCTCGAACTTCGGAAGAAGCAACCACGTTGGCAAACTCTGGATCGCGACCTTACACTTCTTGATGAAGTTCATGGCCGTCGGGAGCTTTGTGGCGATGACAAGGATCGTCTTGTCCCTGTGAAAGACAGCCAACCATACTGCGTACGCAGCACACAACGTTGAGATGCCCAACTGACGTGCCTTGAGAAGGATCGTCTTGCGATGCTTTTCAAAATCCTTGACACAGTCTTCCTGGAATGGATACAGACCGAATGGAATCGTTCCCTTCTCGGGGTGCTGAATCTTCACATACTTCCTAATGAAGTACGCAGGATCAGTGCCACATGCCAGGATCTCTTTGACCTGTTCTGATCTGCTAGGCGCTTTTATTGTGTCTGCCATCACCCAATACCGAAGATTGTCCGACGCCTGTAGTACGCAGTCCGTCGAGGATTGTGCACACCCGTTCCAACGATCTCGAGATTGTCAACGCTCGAGATTTCCTTCGCTGTCAAGCTGGACCCAGTCAGCTCCTTGTACGTCGACTTGATAGCTTTCATCGCCTCGTTGGTCACTGCCTTCGATTCATCAACGTACTTGCGCTTCATTTCGATCATCTGATGTTCAGTACCGAAATTTACGAGCGCAGCATACGATGCTAGCAACGTATCAGAACCTTGTAGCGACAGCTTGATCGAGTATGACGCGGTCTTGGGCGTCGACGATCGGCCCCACGTAGTATCGATCGCTTGTGCCAGAGCGTTGTAGTCAATTTCTGCCATGATGGTGAAACTCCTCATCTAACTATGGTGATACGCCCCGTCTAATCGACGTCAAACACCAACGATAATGGCGTACGGTTAGCTTCTGCCTCAACGACCTGATCAGCAGAAGGTCTCCATCCGTCTTTCCATGCTGCACGTCTCGCATGAGCCCAGAGTCTAGCGCATCGTTCGCAGCAACCAAATTCGTAATGAGACACCTCATCCTCACGCGTACGCATGACGTGTGAACACAACGTGCATGCTAGCGGAACGGGTGGCTCAGCACCGACAGGAACGATAACGACGAACCCCTCAGATCTCTCTTCGATCAATCTGTCTTTGAGGTACTGTCTCCAGGCCATGCCTCATCATACACAACACGAGCGTCCTTTTCGACCTTTGAGACCTCAATTATGTGGTCTGCAACGTCCTTGACGCCTTCTACGTGCGTTATGACGATAACTGTCCTGAAATGACGCTTCAATGACGTAAGAAGCCTATTACATGCCGCTACGTTCTCAGGATCAAGGGGACCGAATGCCTCGTCCACGATGAAGAAATCAGGTTTAGGAAGCGATGAGATGTTGACAAGAGCGACACGAATAGCAATTGCAGCGATCGTCTTTTCCATTCCACTGCCGAGCTCGATGATTCGCTTGCTATCGCCGTAGTCGATATAGATCTCCATTGAATCGCTGTCTTCATCCTGTTCAAGCTCGACAGAGAAGTTGACAATACCGCTCAGGATCTTAGCAATCTCTGCATTGATGAGGGGCAATTGCGAAGCAACGATCAGGCTGGGAATCCCCCGGCGGGAAAAAGCATTCGCTACAAGCTCGTGCGCCTTCATCGATTGCAAAAGCTCATACCTTCTGTCACGATCAGCAAGCATCTTTGCGTAATCAGATTGCACGTGACCAACGGTATTAGCAAGCACAAGACGATTTGAGTCGATCTTCTTTGCTTTCCCTTGAAGGATGTTCAATTCATTCCGCAATGCAACGACCTCAACGTTTTCCTCGTTCTTCATTGCCTCGTTGAGCTCGCTCAACTTTCGTATTGCTGACGTGAGTGACTCATCGAGCTCTGTGATCGTAGACTGACACTTGACGATCTCAACGTTCTGTGCAGAGATGTTGACAATCAGTTTTGATTTGAGTCCATTGAGTTGTTCAATTTTCTCTACTTTGCCAGAGATGTCTTCTTTCCGAAGGTCTGCAAGAATTTCTTGAGCCTTTGACATCTTCTCAAGAGAGGTCCTCACCTTTGAACGTTGGGGTTCGACAGCCTTTCTGATCTCAAATGCATCCTTGATGAATTTGCACGTCGGAAAGGAATCACCACAGGGAACTTCCTCAAGAATTTTGAGAGAGCGTTCCTGGCGCTTGAGCTCGTTAGACTCAGATTCATACATCATCTTGAGGCTCTCGAACGTAGCTTCAAGATCCTTGTACGAGCGGAGCCTACGTTTCAGCTCATCCAGATCATTCTCCGATTGGATTGTCTCAATGCTGCTGACCTTCTTTACAAGACGATCAACGTCACCGGTCATTGAGACAAGACGAGCATTTGCGTCCAGTAGCTTCTTCTCAA